GGTCTTGCTGAGTCAGGGGTCATAGACTTATATAATAAGGCCGCAAAGTTCATCAAGGGACACGGAGATTACTCCAATGCAGACAGCATGGTTCAGAACGTGCTGTTTACAGGGAAGATGGGTCCTTTGACGAAGTTTGCTGGAGACATCAACAGGATGACCATAACTGGGGAAGAAACTTTGTGCACTGTCCAGACAGGTTCTGTGGCTGGTGCAGAGGTGATCCTCAAGTGGGCGGTCAATCCAGGAGACTCAAGTTTCCTTCCTAAGCTCGCTAATACAGTTTCGGGGTTCACTAGGTACAACCCAATGGGCATGTACTTTAAGTTTATCCCGTCTATGAGTCTGGATTTAGCGAATGGGAACTACGCGATGAAGATGATATACAATGCTGGAGCTAACCCCATCACCACATTCCTTGAGTGCACGGACGACACCGATTCTGTCACTGGTCAGCTTGGACAGCCGGCCATGTGTGGAATTGAGTGTGATGAGCACACACTCGGAAAACAGTGGTTTTTGATCAGGGATGGCACATTGACCGATGCAAATGGTACCGTGGTTCCACTCACGGAGTCAGACCAGGGTACAATGTATTTCGCGCTCAAACCAGCATCTTCTGTTGGCGCTAACACGCAAGTCGGCTATATCAAGGTTGGCTACGTGTATGTGGTTGACAGCCCTCGTCAGATACGCGCGCGGTTCGGGATGTTGAACTGGACCAACACCACGGGTATCACGAACGCAACGGTGCATGGCACACCTGATACAGTAACCTCGGGTATCACTAGACGGCAGATCGGTGCGTGCAGTGGGTTTACGATTAAGAATAACTCTATCGAACTCACAACCGCCAACCTCAACGACTATTATCGTATTCGTTGGTTTTGGCAGGGTACAGCCGCTGCTGTCACTGGTCCCACGAACACCTACGCCAACTGCGCGTTGGTGAATTATTTCACCACGAGCAGCGGTCACCACACTTCTGGCTTCGTCCAATGCCCAACGAACGCAACTTCCCAC